TGGAGGTTATCATGCATAATCTTATTTCATACAATCAATTAGCAGGATGGAACGAAAGCTTAATGAGACTGGAGAGCACTTTAGATAGGAGTATGGAGGAAGCAGATCTCATTAACGACTATTATAATTGTCTAATTGAATGTGACGAAGATCAGGTATCATGTAAAAGAATCTGTAGGAGGATTCTACAATAGTCTTTTTGAGGGGTTGACTACCCCTCTTTTTTTGTGTATAATACCTTTGTTGAGGTTGATAAAAATGGATAGAGAGAAACTTAAGCTAATTGTCAGAAACCTTGAATCTCTGGTAGAATGTTTAAAGTCAGAGGTCTATTCTGATGTTGACTCATATAAAATGAGTTATGAGGAAGTAGTTCCTCATCTTGCCGACTACGATGAAATTTTTGAGGATAGCGACTTAGATGAATATTGAAAACTATACTGAGTTTGAGTTTATGAAACCAGAAGTAAAACTCATCAGTGTTACACCCGATGCAGAAAAGCACATGGCATATTGTGCTCGGGTAAGTAATCCTGCCAATCAAGAAAATGAAAAGTTCTCTGGACTTCTTAAGTATTGTATTCAACATCAGCACTGGAGTATTTTTGAACAAGCAACTATGACCGTAGAGATTAATACCACTCGCGGTATTGCTGCTCAGATCTTACGTCATAGGTCATTTACATATCAAGAATTTTCTCAGCGTTATGCTGATAGCACTCTTCTTGGAAAAGTTATTCCTCTTCCCGAACTTCGCCGCCAAGATACAAAGAATCGTCAGAACTCTATTGATGATATTCCCGACTATCACAAACTAGTTCTGAGTGAAGATATTCGTGTTCACTTTGAGCACTCTCTACGCATCTACAAACGCCTTCTGGATGCTGGAGTAGCAAAGGAGTGTGCAAGGTTTGTACTGCCTCTAGCGACCCCCACACGCCTGTATATGACGGGTTCTGTTCGGTCTTGGATTCACTACATCGATCTACGTTCTGCACACGGTACACAGAAGGAACACATGGAGATTGCTGAACTTATTCGTTGTATCTTTACCTGCCAGTTCCCTGCAGTATCTGAAGCACTTGGTTGGACTCGTGAAGGATGTGCTGATTGTGTAGATGCACCGTCTATTACTATCGAATAAATATCCTTATATAGAATGGAGGTTTAAGTTGCCAACATATCCCGTTATTAATAAAGAAACTGGTGAACAAAAAGAAGTCAAAATGAGTGTTCACGATTGGTCTCAATGGTGCAAAGACAATCCCGAATGGCAAAGGGATTGGTCTGATCCAAGTACTTGTCCTTCATCTGCAGAGGTTGGTGAAGTTTATGATAGACTTCGCAAATCGCATCCTGGATGGAATGATGTACTTCACAAAGCATCAAAAGCACCAGGGTCTAAAGTAAAACCAGTTTAATCATATGCCAACTAAGAAAAGAAACACCCCCCAGAATCCAGTTCCTTTTGGTATGAGTAATCGTCAGATGAAAAGAAAGAAACCAATCAATCTTGATTTGATAAGGGAAGTTGATCCTCTGACAGACAATCAAGAAATATTATTTGAATCCTATAAAAAGAATCAAAATATTGTTGCCTATGGGGTTGCTGGCACAGGCAAAACATTCATCACTCTTTATAATGCACTAAAAGATGTGCTTGATGAAAGGTCACCATATGAAAAAATTTATATTGTACGTTCTCTTGTAGCAACTCGCGAGATTGGTTTTCTCCCTGGCGATCATGAAGATAAATCTTCTCTTTATCAGATTCCCTATAAGAATATGGTAAAGTATATGTTTGAAATGCCAGATGATTCTTCATTTGAAATGTTGTATGGTAATCTTAAAACCCAAGGAACTATTAGTTTTTGGTCTACATCATTCATTCGCGGAACAACACTTGATAATGCAATTATCATTGTTGACGAATTTCAAAACTTGAATTATCATGAACTTGATAGTATAATTACTCGTGTAGGTGAAAATAGTAAGATCATGTTCTGTGGTGATGCCACTCAAAGTGATCTTATTAAGACGAATGAGAAGAATGGGATTGTTGATTTCATGAAAGTACTTCGTATTATGCCTTCAGTTGATATTATTGAATTTGGAGTTGATGATATTGTTCGCTCTGGATTGGTGAAAGAATACATTCTGGCTAAAATGGAAATTGGAGTATGAGTTTTATTCATCATAATTATTTGGGTGACATTGAATTAAATTGCAAAACAAAAGAAAGCATCCGTCTCTACGAACTTCCCACTGGAGATTGGGTGCCTTCTATTACGTCCGTAACTTCATTCTACAATCGTCAAATCTTTGTAAAGTGGCGAGAACGTGTTGGTCTTGAAGAAGCAAATCGTATTACAAAGAGAGCAACAGCGAGAGGTACAGACTTTCACCAAGTCTGTCAAGATTATCTGGAAAATAAAGAACTAAACTGGGATGATTATCAACCCCTGACAAAGTTTATGTTCTATCATCTTAAACCAGAACTTGATAAAATAAATAATATTCATGCAATTGAAAGAACACTTTATTCTGAATACTACGGACTTGCAGGACGGGTCGATTGTATTGCGGAATACGAAGGAGAACTTGCAGTAATTGACTTTAAAACATCAGACAAAATCAAACCAGAAGAATGGATTGAAAATTATTTTGTTCAAGAAATGTTTTATGCTGCTGCCTACTACGAATTAACTGAGATTCCCATTAAAAAACTTATCACTTTGATGGTTACTCCTAGCGGTGAAGTCAAAGTATTTGACAAAAGGAACAAAGGGGATTATATTAAACTATTAGTTCGTTATATTAAAGAATTTGTACATCACAATACTGGGTCAGATGGAGAATGAATTAGAGAAAGTTCTAGAGAGTAAATTCTTTTGCCCATCTCGATTTGCACAAGAGATTGAGTCTTTAGTGCAAAAAGAGCAGGGTATGAGCTACATTGACGCGATCATTCACTTCTGCGAGAAGAATAATATCGATATTGAATCTGTTCCTAAGTTGATTTCAAAACCACTAAAGGAAAAAATTAAATATGAAGCAATGGAACTTAATTTTTTAAAGAAAACTTCCCGTGCAAAATTAGTTTTTTAAATGATGCCTTTTGATGTATATCGTGAATATCTTGCTCTAAAAAATCACTTTACTAAAGATAGTTACGATTATCATAAGTATTGTGGTAAGAGTCGTGCTACAGTTCAATCTTTCTACAAACGTAAAGATAGATTCTGGTTTGAGAAAGTATCTAGAAATAAATCTGACCAAGAAGTTATAGAATTTTTTGTTGCTAACTTTGTGTCTTGCCCAGATCCAGAAACACTTTGGATTGGCGAAATTATCAAAGAAGGCGAAGAAAGATATACAAACTGGAAAAAGAAAGTTCAATCACTCTCATATATCTTTAAGGAAGAGAGTGAAAAGTTATTTGAGAATCAAAACCTTGATAGTGTATTTGACTGCTCTAAGGGTCATCCTCCTATTTTGAAGATGTTCCTGAGCGGGAATATTAGCCCCGAAACCTTGGTGATATATGATAGAATATTCCTTTTCGGGAATAATTTTGACAAGAAACTGAAGGACCCTGTGTGGGAAACCGTCAGTCGCAAGATTAAAAAATACAATCCATTCCTAAATATTGATGTATTTCGTTATCGTAAAATTTTGAAAGAAATAATTTTAAAAGATCAATGAGTTTTTTTAATTCCGAAGTCGTCCGCGCAGAGATGGCTGAAATTTCGGAGATGCAAGAAGAGGTTTATCAAAACGTCTTTAAATTTCCTTCCATGAATAAAGAGGAAAAACTTTATCATGTAAATCTTTTAGATAAACTTCTAGAAAAACAAAAAGTTCTTTATACTCGTTTGAGTTTATCTGATGATCCTGAAGCACAGGAAATGAAAGAACGCATTGCAGATTCTGCATCAATGATGGGTCTTCCACCCAATGTTGATATGAATGTGATTTTTAATAACATGAGCAAGATGCTTGAAGCAATGCGACAAAAGATTGACGAAACAGGTTCAGACCTGTAGAATAACGAAGTACACAAAGGCCAAATCCGTACAAACACGAGGTAATCCGAATGTCTTTTAATGATCTCAAGAAGCAATCTTCTCTTGGTTCGCTTACTGCGAAACTGGTAAAGGAAGTAGAGAAGATGAGCACTACTTCTAGTGGCGCAGATGAGCGTCTCTGGAAACCCGAAATGGATAAAACTGGTAATGGTTTTGCAGTCATCCGTTTCCTTCCTGCCCCTGAGGGTGAAGAACTTCCCTGGGCAAAACTGTACACCCATGCCTTCCAAGGTCCTGGTGGTTGGTACATTGAAAACTCTCTGACTACTCTTGGTCAGAAAGATCCTGTCTCAGAACATAACCGTGAACTCTGGAACAGTGGTCATGATGCAGATAAAGAAACTGTCCGTAAGCAGAAGCGTAAACTGTCTTATTACTCCAACATCTATGTGGTGAAGGATCCTGCTAATCCTCAGAACGAAGGTCGTGTCTTCCTGTTCAAGTATGGTAAGAAGATCTTTGACAAGATCATGGAAGCCATGCAACCTGAATTTGAAGATGAGACACCCATCAATCCTTTTGACTTCTGGCAAGGTGCTAACTTCAAACTGAAGATTGTCAAGAAGGATGGTTATTGGAACTATGATAAGTCAGAGTTCGATCGTGTTGATCCCCTTCTAGAAGATGACGATGCTCTGGAAGCAATCTGGAAAAAGCAATATTCTCTTGCTGCAGTAACTGCACCTGATCAGTTCAAGTCCTATGAAGATCTTGAAAAGCGTCTCAAGTATGTTCTGGGTCAAAAAACTGCTTCTCGTCCTCGTCTTGATGAAGAAACTGCAGACGAAGATAATGATCGTGGTTCATATGCTCCCGATTTTTCTTCCCGTTCGCAGAAGTCTGAACTTCCTGAAGATCTGAGTGCTCAACTGAGCTCGCTGAGTTCTTCTAAGTCAATTAATGATGAAGATGAAGATGATGCACTGTCCTACTTCCAGCGTCTAGCAGAAGATTGATTATTCAAATAATCTAATATTATCTCCTCTCTTTAAGGTAGCATTCACATATTGAGTGCTACCTTTTTTATATGTCATAATTTGTTCCATATCATTTAGAACAACATTGATATAAGACTGTTTTAGTACAAAGATATTTCTCTTGTCATTTTGAATGTTATTTTCATACTCAAAATTAGTTATCGCTTTTGTTATGTTTGACTGCGTTATTGTTTGCCCAAGGTTTGAATCAAAATAAGATATACTAAAATTTTGTGGAACAATCAAACCTTCTTTAGCAATCGTTGCTCCTAAAGAATTCTTCACTCCAGTGCATTCATAGTGACGAATGTTATATAATGTTTCTTCATTGCCATACTTGTCAATCAAATAGTTATAGAATCCTTGTTGAGTTAGTGGCCACTCTGTTTGAACGTTGATTATATTATTTGAAATTAGAATTAACCAATCAAGAGTTTCATCGCCATAAACTTTATATGCGACATTATCTGGTCTTTCGTCACCAATGATTTGATACTTTGTGAAAAAGGAAAGATTTCCAAAAATATCATCACGAAGTTTTCCTCTTTTGAAAAGATTTTTTACTCTCGAATAGTCGGATATACTACGACCATCTTCGGTCGTGTTAACGTATAAAAGATCTGGAACTTGGCGGAAGTAACTTGGCATTTTAGTAACCTATGTGATCAGTGGGTATACCACTACCTTCTGTATAATCTGTACTATAAATTGGTTCAAGCTCGCTGAATCTCAGTGACAGTTGGTACGATGTCATTGTTCTGTTGCTATCATTAAATGTCATATAGGATCCATCGGGAGTATAATCAACATCACAACTAAGTAAAGCACATGTTTTAATTCTGTTAATTGATGGGTGGTCTACTAATTTGCCATCATTACCATATGCTTTATATTTAATATCAAAAACAAATGGAGATTTTAAAAATACGCTACTGTTAGTTGTTTTCACAGACATTGCTTCCTTAAAGAATCTAATGATACTTCTTACCTCATCTGCTTCTTTTTCTTCTCTTGGTGATAACCTAAATGTAAAATTAAAAGGTCTCAGTTGAGGACCATTAAATAGTAATTCTAAGTTTGGGTTTAATACTGCACCTGATGCTCTTGATAAAAGACCTTGAACACCAACTGCTTCCTGTGCCAAACCAATCATAAGAGCTTCTCCATATTCTCTATTGTTTTTGATTGTATTCGCAATTTTTCCAAGTATATCTGAGATATTATTACCAAGTTGACTAGCATTATCACTCTTCATAAATTTCATTGATGCTCCTGCTGCATATGCTTGAAGGGCATTTAATGTTGATCCTGACCAATCAACACTGTTACTATCACTAATACCTGGTTGAATTGGTAAAGTTACTTGTCCTACAATTGTTTTAAGGTTAGATGTTCTATCAATTGTTTGTCCAGTTAATGTTGGATTAATTGTGCTTCCTTTTATTTCCTTCAAAGTAAAAATAATTCTATCTGCTCCACTGGTTTCTAGTTCTTTTGGATAATAATATTCTCCAAACTCAGTTCTTCCTAAAACATTGCCTATTTTAATATTTGTGGGGTCTATTGTGGATGGATTTTTAACTGCATCGTCTTGCAGTTGGTCATCAGCTGTGGGTGAGGGTTCTGTAGATGGACCAATTGGACTATCGGGATTGTCTTTATTATATTGATTAAACGATGTATTCAAATCACCTTGAATTGAGTTTTTTATTTGGTCGGTCGTGGTTGAATTATATCCAGTAATTCCAGCGCGAGCTAGTTCTTGAAGACTGTTAAATTGTCTTACAGATGTTGAAGTTCCTTGAGACCCTAGTCCTGTTTCGGTATATTGATATGTTATCTTTCCATCATTCTGTACAGCATACTTTAAATTTTTT